CAGGAAGAGCAGATTATACAGTTGGGCAAAAGGTTTCAGTTACATTAAATAAAATTGAACCAGCAAGTAATCAAGATAATGACAAAGATTTAATTGACCAAATGTTTTCTGGTTTTTATTTAATTTCAGCAATTAACCATTATATTACTCGTGAGCGTCATGAGTGTAATATGGAATTAATTAAAGATTCTTTACAATTGAGTATTGATAGGAAAAAATCATAATGTTTTATACAGGTATAGTTGAAAATCGCTCAGATCCTTTACAACTTGGTCGATGCCAAGTTCGTATTGTAGGATTGCATACTCACGATAAAACGCAACTACCAACAAATGACTTACCATGGGCAACTCCGATTCAGCCAGTAGGTTCTGCTGCGATGAATGGTATTGGCTCAACCCCAGTTGGTCCAGTTGAAGGTACAACTGTTATTATTATGTTTGCTGATGATTCGATGCAGCAACCATTAATATTTGGTACTGTTGGTGGTATACCACAAAACCCAATTGCTATTTCTGATGATGATAGTGGAACTGCTATCCAAGAATATAGAACAAAAGATATTGTATTAAGAACTATTGTTGGACCAGTTTCTGGTAAACAATTAACTTTTTATGATCCAGAAAATGGATCTACAAATTTAACGACGCCACTAAAAGCCAATATGAAAGTTGTTGGTTTTGGATTATCTCAAAATTGTTATATTGTTACAATTGATTCACCAACTCAGATTACAATTAGTGAAGAAGTTAGTGGTTATACTGAAAACATTATTACATTTAAAGATCCTCCTTCTAACTTAGATGCAGTAAATTCAAGTAAAGTTCAGGGAGTTGTAACCACAAGTACTGGACAACCTATATTAGATAGTTCTGGACAACCAGTAAAATCTGCTCAACCTGATGCATCAGCAACAACTGCTGCGCCAGTTACTCAATCTAATACTAATATATCAATTCCAACAGTTCCGCCACCAAAATCATCTTCAAACTCTAGTAAAGCATCTGATGGTATTAAAGCACTTATTGCTGCATGCGACAAAGTTGGTTTAACAACAAAAGAACAAAAATGTGCATTACTTGGTATTGCTGGTGGTGAGTCTGGTTGGATTCCTCAATTAGAAGGTTTTAATTATAGCGAATCTAGATTAAAACAAATTTTCTCTTTTGCAACAGACGCTACTGCGGCACAATATGCCAATGCGCAAAAGAAAGGTCTTACAAGAGAACAATTTTTCTCTTGGGTTTATGGTCCATCAACTCGTGGTAAAGGTTTCTTAGGAAATCAAACAGACGAGGATGGTGGTAAATATTATGGACGTGGTTTTATTCAGTTGACTGGTAAAGCGAACTACGCAAAATATCAGAAGATGGCAAATGCCATGGGATTAACTCTTGATTTAATTAATAATCCTGATTCTCTTGATAGTGATATTAATGTATCAGCATTAGTTGCTGCTTTGTATATTAAAGATCGTGTTCCAAAGGGAACTTCACCAACCGACCATCCTGGATATTTCTTTGCTGCTAAAAAATCTGTTGGTGTTAATTCTCCAGATATCGCAGCACGTAAATTAGATTACTACCAATATTTTTATGGAGCACAAGCAACAGGCTCAGTAGATAAAGATGCTGGAACTCCAACACCTGAGCCACCAGCAGATGGATCTAGTCCAACTCCTGGACCATCACCAGAAAGTGTTGCTCGTGGTACTGATAATACTGGATTTAGAGATCCAAATAATAAGTATCCACTAAAAGATTATATCAATGAACCAGATACTAATCGTTTAGCACGTGGCATTATTGATGGTACTATTGTTGCTAAGAAAGATGCAAATAGAAGATTGGGTGTTCCATTAGCAAATGGCGAAGGCTCTTGGGATCAACCAATGCCAGCATATGGTGCAAAGTATCCATACAATAAAGTATTAGAAACTGAATCAGGTCACGTTCAAGAGTTTGATGATACACCAGGACAAGAACGTATCCATACTTATCATAGAGCAGGAACATATACTGAAGTAGATCCTAATGGGTCACAGACTAATTATATTATTGGTGAAAACTTTATAATTATGGAACGTAATGGTTTTATTCACGTTGGCGGAGACTGTAACCTTACTGTTGAAGGTAATGCTAATATTTACGCAAGAACTGACGCTAATGTTCAGGTAGAAGGTAATGCTACTTTAACTGTGGGTAATAATTTATCAATTGGTGTTGCCAATGATTTAGATATTGCTGTTGGTGGTGATATGCAAATTAAAGCAGCTGGTAGTTTGCATATTGCAGCGGATAATATGACTGCTAAATCTGCTAATAATTTATTATTCCAAGCAGGACAAGGCACAAGCATTAAATCAAACGCACTTCAGTTAGAATCTTCTTCTGATATGAATATTAAATCAGGCGCAACTCTTAATGCTGATTATGCAACAGGTAATTTTGGTAATGGTGCTTCTGGTGGTCAAGATGTTGCTGACTTTGATTTACCACCTCCACCTGCTGGAGATCCAGTTGATCCAGTTGTTCCTCAATTACAACCACCAGATCGTCAAACTGAAGAATTAGCTTCTGCTGAAACACCAGAAGATTATGCTACTCCAGAAGGACGTAAGTTTAATAATGATCAAGCTCAATCTACTGGTGTTCCAAATGCACCACCTCCTGTAGCTTCTGAAACTCCAGCATCCCCTTCTGGTGGTAAAGATAGTAAAATTCCTGTTGATTGTCAAGTTATTTACAATACAACAAACTTTACTAACGATTATAGAATGTCCAAAAACTTTACGCTTGGTATGTTAATATCAGGTGGCTTAACTGGACCACATAAACTTGTTGATCAAGTGCTTAAAGATACAGCAAGTAGTCCAGAACGTGTATATAAAGTTCAAGAAATTGTTTGTAACTTGGCCACTGCTGCTCAAAATGTACTTGAACCATACCTAGATGTTCTTCCAGGTGGTATTGGTGGATACGGTAAACAGTGGACAATCAGTTCAGGATACCGTTTAAAAGGTGTTGTTAAAACTGAAAGTCCAACATCTGATCACTGTAAAGGTCATTGTTTTGATGTTGCTTTATTATTACCTGATCGTTTTAATAAAACATATCAGCTTGTTCAACAGTTAGAGAAACTTATTAATTATGATCAGATTATTTTAGAATATCGCTATAAAGATCAAGTTTGGATTCATACTGGTTATAAACCTACAGGAAATCGTAAAATGGCATTTACTATGGTAAACGATAAAGTCTACCAAAGAGATTCCAAAGGCATGCCTTCTGGATTTGTTCTTCTCGATAATGGTGCACCACCACAGGAAAAGAAATAATGCCAGCATTGACTTATAAGGGTGCTTTATCTGCTGGAGCTGATGGTGGTCCAGCAACACCTCTTACCCATAAAAATCAATGTACTAAAAGTTTTGTTGCAGAAGGTTTAATTGGAGTGGTTGGTGATCAATTTGAACAACATACTGCAAATAGATCTGTTCATCAGGATGCATTGAGACAAATAACTTCTGGTGCATCTAAAACATATTTTGAGGGATTTTTGGCAGCAAGAATTAATGATCCAATTGCAGACGGGGATTATGTAAATCAAGGTTCTGCAAAGACATCAGTAGAATAACCTAAATAAACATATGGCAAAGAATACCCGATTATTTTCAGATTTAGATTTAAATTTCACGTTAAATCCAGTGACTCACGATGTAACACGTAGATATGATGAAGATGCGATTAAAACTGCATTAAAAAATCTAATTCTTACTGCTAATTATGAAAGACCTTTCCATAGCGAAATCGGCAGTCCAATTAAAAAATTGCTATTTGAACCAGCAACACCAATGCTTGGTGCTATGCTAAAAAGAGCAATTACAGATACTATTGATAGTTTTGAGCCAAGAGTAAGCATTATTGATATTGTTGTTGTAACAAATGAAGATGATTACTCTATTGACGTTTCGATTGAATTTACTATACTCAATACTACTGCTCCAATAACGCTAGATTTAACTCTACAGAGAACACGATAAGATGGCAACCTCTAACAAAAAAATTAATGTTACTGATCTAGACTTTGATCAGATAAAAACCAATTTAAAAACATTTTTAAGCGGACAATCAGAATTTCAAGATTATGATTTTGAAGGTTCTGCTATGTCGGTTTTATTAGACGTCTTAGCATATAACACACATTATAATGCACTGTATAATAACATGGCAATTAATGAGATGTTTTTAGATTCTGCTCGTAAACGTAATAGCGTAGTTTCTCTTTCCAAGATGCTTGGATATTCGCCACGTTCTGCCACATCATCTCAAGCAACAGTTACTGTTACAGTTAATACAAATAACCCAGCAGCAAATACATTAGTTCTACCAGCATATAGTCAATTTAATACTACAATTGATGGTAAAAATTATACTTTCTTTAATAGAGGTTCTGTTGCTGCAACTAGCAGTACTGGTATTTTTACTTTTCAAAATATTGTAATTACAGAAGGTACTCCACTAACATATAACTATACAGTTGACAGTGGAACTCGTTTTATTATTCCTAATTCAAATATTGATTTAAATACATTAACAGTTCGTGTTCAGGAATCGCAGTCATCATCAATATTCGAAACCTTTTATCAGGCAGATAGTTTAATTAATGTTGATTCTGTAAGTAAAGTATATTGGGTAAAAGAAATTGATGATGGTTTATATGAATTAACATTTGGTGATGGCAATCTTGGTATAGCATTATCCACTGGTAATGTGGTTCGTTTAAATTATTTTTCATCAAGTTTAGATGCTCCAAATGGCGCAAGAGTATTTACGTATTCTGGTGGATCACTGGGTGTTGGCGCTACTATAAGTGTAGTAACAACTGGTATTGCATCAAATGGTGCTGCTCCAGAAGATATTGATTCTATTCGTTTTAATGCACCAAGAATGTATGCTTCACAAAATCGTGCAGTTACACCTGACGATTATAAAGCACTTGTATACTCTTTATTCTCTGATGCTGCCTCAGTTTCTTGTTGGGGTGGCGAGGATAATAATCCTCCAGTATATGGTAAAGTATATCTCTGCGTTAAACCAAAAGATGCTGATAAACTAACAACTACACAAAAATCTCAACTTACTTCAAGTATTCTACAATCAAGAAATGTGGTTTCAGTAATTCCAGTTATTGTTGATCCAGAATATATTAATATTGCTATCACATCAACTGTTTATTATAATGAACAGGCTACTACAAAAACTGCTTCTGACATCGCATCATTAGTTACAAATACAATTAATGCGTATGACGTTAATGAACTTGATCGTTTTGATGGCGTGTTTAGATATTCTAAATTAAGTCGTTTGATTGACGCAAGCGATCCATCAATCACAAATAATATTACAACTATTCTATTGCGTAGAGCATTAATTGTTCGCTATAATACCTCTGCACAATACCTTCTAAATATGATTAATCCTATTTGGAGCTCTGGTCAACCAGAAGAATCATTTAAGAGTACTGGTTTTTATATCGCAGGTAGCGATGAATTACATTACCTTGATGATGATGGTGTTCAATATGTTCGTTTATTTAAATATGGACAAAATGGTATTAAAATAATTGTTAATGGTTCTATTGGAACTATTGACTACGCAAACGGTATCGTGGATATTAGAAATTTAAACATTACGGGTCTTGCTAACGTAGACTTAGAAATTTCTATTCGCCCATTATCTAATGACGTAGTTTCAGCATTAACACAAATCGCACATATTCCTCCAGAGCATTTAAAAATTACAGCAATTCCTGATCCAACTGCTTCTGGTGACCTACGTGGTGGTTATAACTATACATTTACTTCTAGTCGTTCATAATGATTACAAGACCTAAAGTTTCATCGATAGTAGCATCACAGCTACCTGAATTTATCAGGGATGACTATCAAACATTCGTTGATTTTTTAAAAGCATATTATGAATTTTTAGAAAGTACGCAACAGGATCCAATATCTTTACGAGATTTAGATACCACACTTGATACATTTATTACATATTTTAAGTCTGAACTTGCTACAAGTTTACCATATTCTACAGTTGACGAAAGATTTTTATTAAGTAAAATTAAAGATTTATATCTAGCAAAGGGT